CTACAATTTATGGATAAGTTTTACTTTAATAAATTATCCGATAACTTAGATCTTCAAGAACATGGAAAGACAGGGGGTATTGTAAAACAAGCCTACGGACTTTTTATTATAGACTGCCATGACTTTATGCATGTAGTAACTGGATATCCTCCTACTCCCTTCGGTGAGTTAATGCGTATAAAAGTATGTAAACAGTTTGAGGGCAGGGGCTGGGGAGTAGTCGATATGATGGGGTACATCTTGTATCATACTAGGAATATAAAAGAAGTGAAAAGATATCGAGAACTTGCACACGAAGCTCGACAAACTAGAAAATTCGCTAAAGATTATAGATTTGAAGATTGGTTTGAAATGTTAGGTTGGCATATCAACAAAGTTCGGAAAAATCTCAGCACCAAATCCACAACCTTACTCAACTATAAATAGACTTATTCGTCTAAGATTTCTTCTTTCAAGTCAGAAAGAATTTCCCACTTTATAACTCCATTACGAGACATTTCTAAAGCGTATTCTCTTTCTGCGGGGACGTTGTGAGGAATCTCATCAACGGTATTTCTAGGTAAATGCCAGCTGTTCGGGTAAGCAGCACCTACTCTAAATGGGGCTTTTTTAGCAAAGAAGTCAAACCCAACTATTGTAAGACTCTTCCAAACCCATGCTTTTTTAATTAACCAAAGTAGTGTTATAAACCCATTTGAAGGTCTACCTAATACTTCACTATCTACATAACCAAACTCTTTATATAGTTCCAAAAGTTCTTCATCAGTCCACATAGTATGAAACTGGTCTTTTAGTTCTTCAGGTAATTCTCTGGGTTCGGTCAAATGTATACGAGTTCTATTTAATAGTTTTGGAACTGTCTCCATGCCAGGTCGAGCTGATATCTGTTCAGCTCTTAAAAAGCCGCTTGCCCAGATATCAGTTCTTTTACCAATTGCATTATAATGATGGCTTCTTGGAACTCCTTTTCCCATTCGTATTACTACGTCATGAGAATCAATAAATTCGCCTTTCTCATAGTTTAAAATCTCGATAGAGTTTCCTACGAGTACAACGTTCTTATCTTTTAGTATTCCAATTATGTGTTCTGCACTAACCATTCTAAATCCTTTAAACTTTCTTTATCCGACTGCACATCTAAGTAATTTTCTTGATGTTGTAATGTTATCTCGGGTACTTCTAATTCTGTCTTTTCTGCCATATTGATAAGCCAGCTGATAACATCAGCAACTTCATCATGAGATACACTTGGCAAATCTTCATTATTTAAGAGACCGAGATTGATTGTCGTTATTCTACACTTCTTGTCACTATTATACACAAGAGTATTAGTAAGAAAATTAAGACTCGCTTTTTGCGTTGCATACATATATCCTTTTGATATATTAGGTTGAGCCGCTCTACTAGAGATATTGATTATGTACTTACTACTATCATGTTTCCATGCCTCATAAGCATGCATCAATATTTCGGTTTGTCGAAATCCTCTGTGAGCATGGTTAATTAACACATCAACATGATTTGGATTATCATAATCAAATCCAAACCAGTGAACACCATTCATTGTAATGTCCTCTACACGAGGAGTTTTTATTTCATGATCTTGCAAAGCACCCGCTATGGCTGCTGCAAGTCCTGTTGTTCCTGTTATTGCTATTTTCATGCTACTGTGTGTTTAATAATTACCATAGAGCCAAGCATTAGACAGACAACAATAAATTGTATCATACTAGCCCAGAAGACTTGCTTCATGGGGTGTACTTTTTCCAAATCGTCTATTTTCATAATTTAAAGATTTTCCCTATTGCCTCTCCACAAGCTCGGGCAATTTCTATGTGTTCTAGTTGTGTGCCATTGGCACTCCTTAATTCAATGTAGTGAATCCAACTACGCAATGTCCCATTAACATACAATCTACTCATTGTATTGCCTTCAGGCAAAACTGCTCTTGCCTGTTCTTTTGCAATGCCATTTTCAATTGCCCAAGTATACAACTCTTTTGCAGAACGAATATATTGTACTTGTTTCATTCTCCAATCTTCATTGATACGTCTTTGCTTCTCATCATTAGGGTCTATGAGAATACTATTTTGTCTATTCTTTGGGTCTTGTAGTCTTGCTTCGCGTGGCACTAATTCCAAATCCTCTAAGGGATTTGCGTATCGCTGACTAAACTCTTGAAAACTAAAACTTCTATGCCTTAGAATCTGTCTAGCGATATCTCTTGTTGTCTCTATTTCAAGACACGCTGACACCATTTCTAATGGTGACCAGTGTTGGTGTTTAATCAAATACTTAACAAGTTTTGCACTTGTTTCCTTGTTCATTTGATTTCCAGGGTTGCTTACTCTAGCGCAGTATGCCACTAAGTCTAGCGCTGTTTCTTCTCTATACTCTGGATCTTGTGAATAACTAATTAGATTTACTTTCATACTTTTGTATTATCTCGAATGATTCCTTTCCAAATAGTGTTCCATTTACGGAACACCCGTTACACGGAGATTGAGTTCTATCTCCTTTTGCTAGTCTGCGTCTGATTTTTCTCATAGGTTTACCAAACCAGACATTCATAAGGGTATCTTGCATGAGGTTACCTATTACATGCTCTCTACCCCAATCGTTACTACAGAACAAAACATCTCCATTCCAATCCACAAACATTTTGTAGAAAGGGTAATGGCATGGCTTTCCTTGCAAAGATTTTATATCGCTTTCCTCTATACCGAGCCAATCGATTGTGCCGCTCCTATTATTTAAAATAAGTCCATGATCCTTCATACTCCAGTGCATACGATACTTATACTTAGTCTCAGGGATATCACGCATAACTTCATCGAAGTGTTCCATCTGATGCGCTCCATCATAGAGGTTAATGTACAGAAGGGTCAAACCGTTATCAAACAAAGATTTTGCATACTCAGATGTCAATTTGTCCCCATTGGTATTACACTCGATTATGTTGGAATCGAGATGTGTTCTAAAACTTTTTATTATTTCTGGAAACTCTGGGTTGAGTAAATTTTCTCCAAAGCCGCTAAGAGAGATTTTCCCACGATAATGATTACGTGCAAGTTCAGCACTTATATGACTCGCTCCGTTTGGAGTCATATGTAAATTCCTATTAGGGAAAACTTTTGGGTCGTGTCTCGGGCAAAAGACACATTTTCGATTACAAAGTTCGGTAGTATTTACTTCGACTGTTAGAATCGAACTGATTGGGTCAAATTCCTCATTTGAGAGTCTCTTGTGGTGAGCAGCCTCTTGAGCACGTCTATGCTCAAGAAAGCTAAACTGATCGTCTTGTTTCTTCAAGTACTGCTCTCCATTCGTCTGCATATGGTTGATCCTCAAATCCTTTTAACCAAGGGCCGCCATCTGTAAAGTGTACAGCATTTGGTTGATAGATATCATAATAACCTACCATATTATTCCATGTTGCGGGCAAACTTCCTACGTTTTCTGCCCATTTAAATTCATGCAAATCACCCGCTGGGGCTTCATTTACATCATCTGGTGCTATCTCTTGTTCATCACAGTTGATATACATTAGAGATGACCAGTATTTACAAGGGTAAGGACGATTAACTTTACCGTCCATTTTAACCTTTGTACTTGTTACTAACTCTGGGTGCTTTACTACAAAGACATCATGTTCATCATCTTCGTACTTTTCTAGTTCCGCTGGGTCTGCTCGAAAGAGAAAGTCTCCATCTACAAACAAAGCCCACCCAGAATAGTTATTCAAATAAGGTACTAGAAATCTAGTAAATGCAAAATCAGTTGCCTCGCCCTGAAATGGACGAGTATACACCCCTTGCTGTTGGAGTAGTTTTTTCCTAACAGGTTTGATAATATGACGTGTACTAAAGCGTTCTATAGACGCTTTACAAACTTCATACATCTCGGGGTGGCTTTCTTCGTACCCTATGTATATATTCACTTAACTACTTCAGGTGTAAACTCGGGATCCGACTTATTAAGTTCTTCTCCCAACTGGTTAATATACGCTTGTCTACCTGTAGTTAAGATAGCAATATTGGTCTGTAACCTAGCAATCTCCTGATCGGCTACCTGAATGTGGTTAATCACATTTTGATGCTCTTCGCTCAACTGGTCGATTACATACTCAGTATCGTCAATAGTAATTGTTCTTACTTCACTCATTTGAATATGTCCTGCCAATTTCCTTGTGTACTAGCCTTAGCATACTCGGTAGCACGGTTTT